AGATAAAGATTTTAAAGTGGCTTCTATTAATCCTACTGATATTATCGGTGCATCTCAGTTATGGGTTTTTAACACAAAAACAAGAAAACTCGGATGTTATTTCTCAAGCGACAGTTCGGGCTTGAGTGTGAAAGGTACTACATTGACTAATTTTGAAGAATCTAAGTCGATCCAAAAAACTGTTCGAAAACCAGAGACTGTTTTACCGGGAGTTATTACTGCGGGTAAAGTAGCGCTGCGTAAAACACTAACTGATATTAATGCAGTCGAACAACCAATGACTGGGCGAATCAACGCCGACACAATACTACTAAGGGTAATCAAATGAGAAGAAATATCTATGAAATTTTTGATGATTTCGAAAATGCATCAAATAAAGAAGAAAGAATTCGAGTTCTTCAAGACAACTGGACTCCTGTACTACAGAATGTTCTATCTATGGCATTTCATCCAGACATTAAGTGGAAAGTCAAAGGAATTCCAGAGAATTATAAGATTCCAGATACGAAACCAGGAATTTCTTATAGTACGCTCAATCAAGAACTAAAAAGATTGTATTTGTTTCAAGTTGGAAATCCAACAGCAGAAAAATTGACAGAAGCAAAACAAAAAGAGTTGCTTTTAATTCTTCTTGAGTCTCTAGAACCTAGAGAAGCAGAAGTTATCAATGGAATCTTCAAAAAAGATTTGGGTGTTGAGGGCTTGACATACAAGTTCGTTCGTGATAATATTAGTGGACTGTTGCCGTAACAGTATTTTTTCAACCAGCGAGGGAGTGTAGATAAAGTGGGTAAGTCTTTTGGTAGGTATTTTGAAGAGCCGAGCAATGATGAATATGGTTCTTCAAACGAGTTTTATAATAAAAAACAAAAAAAGAAAAGCATTGAACTTAGAAAAAATAAAATGCGCAAATATCAAGAAGATTCTTTTGAATCTGATTTCAATGAAAAGCGTATGAAGTACCGATAATCTAATTTTTTGAGTTTTTTGTTATGATGATTTATGCTTATCAGAAAAAATCGAAGCCAAAACTTCGTCCAAAGAAAGAACGTGACGAATATCAAGCATGGCTCGATAAACACGGCGTCGGTAAGAAGAAAAAAGTTACCGAATCTCCGTCTTTTTCTTATAATTTGAACATTCCTGCTGGCAGGACTGATTCAAGACACATTCCTTCTCTAAATACTGGAGAAGGCGACACAAATATGCGAACTAAAAAAGTTTATACGGGCAATAAAATGCTTGGAATCGGAACTTTGCATAAATCTAACGCTGTTCCTGTGTTTTCTCAAGAAGAAGCACTTGATATGGCAAAAATGAGAAGGTAAAAATGGAAAATTCCGAAGAAATTCACGAAATTTTGCGAAAAATCGTAGCCGAATGGGTCAAAATGTCCCAGGATGAAGAAAAGTGTGACGGAGAAACAACACCCGCTTGACATTTTCACGAAAAAGCGTATAATAGAATCATCAACTCAACGGAAACACAAATGCTGATCGATTCGAAATCCAATCTTGCACGGCTGATGGCTACTGAGAACCTCGTTATTGAACAACGGCGAGTTCCAACTGCTTTTTTCGACATTAAAAATCGTGTTCTCACGGTTCCTATTCTAAATGGTAATTTGTCGCCTGAACTTTATGATCTTCTTTTGGGTCATGAAGTTGGTCATGCACTAGAAACTCCAGAAGAAGGTTGGCATCATTCCGTAATTGAAATCAAAGAAGTGTCTAGAACGACTCTGAATATTTGTGAAGATATTCGGATCGAAAAGAAAATCAAACGACGCTTTCCTGGTATTCGTCCGTCCTTTCTAAAAGGATACCGCGAACTTATGGATATGGACTTCTTTGGCGTCAAAGGTAAAGATCTGAATACGCTTAATTTTCTTGATCGCATCAATCTTCATGCCAAAGGCGGTGCCCAACAGAATATTCTATTCACTAAAGAAGAAACTGATCTTCTAGAAGAAGCAGAAGATGCTGAAACTTTTAAAGAAACCGTTGAGGTTGCTAAAAAGATTGATGCGTTTATGAAAAAACAAGAAGAAAAGCGTAAAAACGAAAAACCGAATTCGTCTTCGGAAGAATTTTTAGAGTCTTCTTTACAGGATGATGACATTGATGAAACTCAACAGTATTCAGTCACAGATTCTGATGAAGATGAAGATGGTTCTGATGATGGCGAAGGTGAGGATGATGATTCTGATGAGGATGCCGAGACTGGCATGACTGGTTCGACGGATGGTAAATACAATCCTGTTTCTATCACAGATCAGAACTTCCGTGAACGCGAGAAGGAACTTACATCAGAAGCAACTCGAAAAGAGTATGTGTATTCTTCTATTCCGGAAGTCAATCTGAGTAAAGTTATTGTTCCTCATAAAGTTGTATATGAGAAGTTTGCTTCGATTAACAATCTAGAGGCAAATATTGGATTCTATAAACCAGAGGTTCTTCTTTCTAATTTGAATGCATTTCGGAAAGAATCGAATCGTGTAGTTTCTTATCTGGTAAAAGAGTTTGAACTTCGCAAGAATGCCGATCAACTTTCTCGGGCTAAAGTGTCTAAGACTGGTGATTTGAATATGTCTAGGATTTCTGAGTATAAGTTTACTGATGATATCTTTAAACGAATCACTAAGATTCCTAATGGTAAGTCACATGGTCTTGTGATGTATATTGATTGGTCTGGTTCTATGTCAGATCACATCCATGCAACGGTAAAGCAGTTGTTGAATCTGGTGATGTTCTGTAAGAAAGTGAGTATTCCTTTTGAGGTGTATGCAATTGCATCTCATCCAGATGCAGATGATAGTATTCCATATCGTGGTGGACTCTGTGGTTATCAGAGTATGAATATTGGTGAACTTGGTATGCACGATGATTTTTGTTTGCCAAACATTCTTTCATCTAAGATGACGCCAAAAGAGTTTACTAACGCTGCATCGATCCTTCTTGATTTTGGAACATCACGGTATACTCAGACGCAGAACGTTGTTGTGCCACAGATGATGCACCTTTCTGGTACTCCTTTGAACGAGACTATTATTTGTGCATTTGACATGATTGAGAATTTCAAGCGTGACAATAATCTTCAGATCGTGAATACTGTATTTCTGACAGATGGCAATTCGATTTCTTTGATGGGTCGAATCAATGGATTCAATTCAAATGGATTACCATATGTTGAAGCAATTCGACCATATAATAAGAGATCTTCTTTTATTCGTGATCCAAAGACTAAAGCTGTTGTCGAAATTCCTATTGTTGGCAATGGTTGGAATTGCAACGAGGTTAGTAATTCGTATGAGACTAGGGCTTTGCTTCAGTTGTTGAAACAACGGATTAGTGGCAATCTGATTGGATTCTATATTGCAAACAATCGGGCTGCAGTTCAATGTGTGAATACATACAATCCAGATCAGAACAATGATAAGAAACTTCGTGATTTCCGCAAGAACAACTTTACTGTCATCAATTCTGCTGGGTATGATGATTACTACATTCTGCGGTCAGACAAGTTGGATATTGATGATGAAGAGTTTTCAGTAACTGCAAATACGACTAAGAGTCTTGTCTCTGCTTTTTCTAAATATACTAACAACAAGATCTCTAATCGAGTTGTACTGAATAGGTTCATTCATCTGATTGCATAAGAGGAAATCATGGCAAAAAAGAGTTCAGTAATAAGTGCAACTTTGATCAAGTATAGAAAGAATGCTTATGATGATTTCTCGTGGTTCTGGATCGATTCTAAATCTGGTGCTGCACTCTCTAAACATTTCGAAACACAAGAAGATGCAGAGACATGGTTCAATGGTATGATTGCCATTCACAATGAAACGTATTCTTTATTGGATCGTGTTATGAATGGTAAGATGTATACTGTATCGGCACGAGTTGATTTATCTGCCGAGTATCCAAAATCTCCGTATCCATCTAAGTATGAAGATGATATGTTACATGTGACGCTTCTGGCACGAAATGAAGAAGAAGCCAAGAAACGAGTCGAGAAATATTATTATGTATTGGAGTGGGCAGAGTGATTAGACGATTTTATGAGTTTCTGATCCGATGGTCAGAGCGAATCCATGAGTATAAAAAACAAAATGGCTAATACATATACTATTGAATTGGAAGGCGAGAATGGTGATATTCTGCCTATACCGAATGAACTCTGTGAATCTCTAGGATGGAATGTAGGAGATACTTTAGATTTTGAAATCGAGGGTGAATCGATTATTATTAAAAAAGTTGATCGTCCTGCTGATTAATCTTGACTTCGGCGCGAATCCGTTCAACGTCAATAGATCTACCGCGTAACTGAAGAACAGTATCTACTTTCTCATTGAGTCTAATCAGATCATTATCGAGAGCACGAATCCTGTCGATCAGGTGAATTAGAGTCTTATTTGCACCAGATACGACAGGCTTCACTTCTTCAGTTACCCACTTCCAAGTATAGTGGACAAAGTAACCCAGACCAAATGCTGCTATAATAGGAAAACCATATTTGTTGATTAGTTCAACGATTTGCATTACTTATTCTTAATCTTATTTTCGACTGCAATCTTTTCTTCTAGAATTGCAATATGCATTCTATTCTCCGCAATCGTATCACGATTCTTTTGAATCTCTTTTTCTAAGTCTTGTCTTAGTTTCTCTCGGGCTAACTCGGCACCAGAGTTAGTCGCTTGCTTATTATCAGAAGTGACTACAAGAGAAATTTTTCCATTTAATATAGTAACATCATGAGTTAGATTCTGAAGTGCAGTCATTAAGTATACTACACAAGAGAATAGTAAAGGTAATAGTGCGAAAGTTAATTTCTCGATTAACTGACCTTTTGCGTGTGCTTCTTCTAGTTTTTCTTGGGACATATCCATCTCCTTTAGTCTTTTCTCATATCTTTATTGTGGGCTCGGGCAATTCTATTAAAATTAGGCTGTAAACCAAGTGCATGGGATACTTTGATATCAATCCTTTCTACTTCAGAATTCATAATATCAATTCGTTTATCCAGAGAAGTGATGATATCTTCTAATGATGTAATAGAAGAGATAACACCAGCAAGAATAAACTTGAGACAAAGAAAAACAAAGAATCCAGCTGCGACTGCTGCTGCAATAGGAAATCCAACCTCAGAAACTATCTGTAGAAAATCTAATTCCATGAGTGTTCCATTTATTGTATAGGAGTATTTATCTCTTCTTAGCGCTTGAGCGGTAGTGCTTGACGGAGACACCTCGGAGTAGTATACTGAAAGGGTGGATGAGAAAACCTACCCGGGAAAAAATCGAGAACCAGAAGGAATTTCGAAAATCGCTTGGATGGGCCAGAAAATAAAAATTTGAGAAAAAGAGTTTGGGTCAGAGGCCGAAATAACTTACATTCAATATTTTTAACACAACTGCCCTCCAAGTTTTAAACCCGGTATTTAAACTGGGTCGGTATTTTTAACGGAGTGCTTAATGCGGCGGTTTAATTCGGTGTATTATCGGCACAATGCATCGGCAATTGAATCAATTAGAATCAATCCAGTTATTGCCACGAATAGAATAAGGAGGAAGTCCATTTGTTTAAATTCACGCATGATTAGGTCCTATTAGGTTTAGCGACTACTAAAGGTTTGAATTGGCGTGCTTTGCGACCACGCGGAGGGAGTTTGGTGATTACATTACCTGCTTTGAGGTATGCAATGATCATCTCAATACCCTGAGTGGCACGTGCGATACTAGCACCATTAGCTGATTGCATTATACTATATTCCTATTAGAGTGTACTATTAAACCGAGCGTTCCGCAAGCAGAATCATTGCGAGTCGGATTCCAACGCCAATTGCCAAAAAGAGGACTGGGGCAACTGGTGCAAAATTGATCATTTCCATTTAATTTCTTTCCGTTTTTTCTCACTACAGGATCTATTCTACTCTGGTGGAGAGAATTGTCAAGCGTTGTATGGAAACAACGGAGATGTCTCGGAAAAACAACGGTGCGGTGGTGTCTCGGAATTTCGTGATATAATATAAAATTTCTTTATCGGAAACAGGTGTTTAGTCCCGGTGGTATATTCAATTGGCGACGACCCTTTATGGGTCTATACATTCTAATTCGGTGCCTATTTATGCAATACACAATTCGACACTTTTCGACACTTAATTACACTAATGCGACAAGGTTTGCGACAACAAATAACCTCTATTTATACTCGACTAAATATGACTTATGGTCCAAAAAGGTGATGTTGGAACTCCTATTGGTACATGACCCATACTATCCATATTAGAATAATCTGGACTAATATTAATCCTTACATCCTTGATTACTACGTCTTTTATTGTAGAATCAGGATATACTAGTGTAACTTCCACAATATCTGGATGTGAAACTAATCCTACTGAATTGATAAAAGAATCTCTCAATTCTGGTGTATCAAAAGACTTCTCCCATATATGATCATTTTTGAATTTCCATTTTACTGTAAACATATCACACTCCTTTTTTAATTATGGATTGGTCCAAATCTTTTCGCATTCCTCTTTAGTATATTCTGCGTCTTTCATGCAATCTTCCATAAAAGCATCAGGTACTGTAGGTATTACTTTAGGCGGGGATACTGGCGTAGGTAATACTTCCACTGGTACATTGCTTGTTGTTTCGACTGTTGTTGGAGTATTATTCACCTCTGTTGGTTTATTACCATTTGATTCTGAATAAAGAAGGATTATGGCAATTGTGATAATACCTGCACCAGTCAATAAAACCTTCCAATACGTACCAATAATATACACTACAATACCTGCAATGATTGCAAGTTGAACCATTCCTATCGTAATACCACTAGACTGAAGCGTATTTAATAACGTCATGATATAAACTCAGTTATATGTCCCATCGCAATGCACATTTACTGGCGTTGTCACTACACCTTTCTCCGTCTTTACGGAAAGATATTCGACATTCGGTTTTAATTTTGCCGTAATACATTGCCGAGTTGCCTGAATTACCTCTGTCCTATGCATTGAAGTCGGTTCTGTAAACTCTCGTGGATAATGTTTTGGTGGTTGTGATGGATTAGATGCACAACCCGATAATGCACAAGTCAATACTAATGCCGGTGTAATAATATATTTCATTCTTTCATTGCTCCTTTATACAAAATCATAAGTCTTTTCAAAGATGGGTCCGTCACA